AGAACATAGACGCGTATAGTCGACGGCCTAGAGACTATGTTCGGAAACTAGGAGGATATAATTATGGCAAATACTACGTTTAATGGACCGGTCCGATCGGAAAACGGTTTTGAACAAATAACAAAAAATAGCACAACAGGTGCTATCACAGTTGAGTCTACTTATGATATTAGACCTAACTTTAGAACAACGATAGATAACGCAACTCTTAACACAGGTTCTGCTGTTACTACAACTTTAACTACTGCTCAATCAGGAACAATTTTTGAAGTTGATGGAACAGATGATATCGTTGTTAACATGCCAGCTTTAAGCACTGCTGTAGGTTCTGGTAAAACTGTTACTTTTGTTTTACCTGGTTCAGGTGTATCAAATTTCTTTGGTGCGCTTTCACTTATGGGTGGAACAGCTGCTAACCCAGCTAGTGACGTTGCGGGTGACACTTTAACTTTACCAGCAACAACTGCTGTAAACGCAAGAGTAAAATTAACTTGTATCTCGGATGATGGTACTAACTCAACTTATAGAGCTGAGACTTTATCAACTCCGATTGCAACAATAGCGTAATAAATAATTAATGTGGGCCTTCGGGCCCACGTAATTTTAATAGGAGAAAAATATGAAGGGTGACGTAAAAGCAGTCAGAGTTGCAGCAACAGGTGCAGTATTCGCTGGAAGAACTAGATTAAGAGGACTTATTCTTGCTTCTGATGGTGGTGGTGCAGGTTCAATAATTCTACAAGATAACACTGATAGTACAACTTTATTTCAAGGAGATTGTCCAACAGGAGATGTATTTGCATTTAACATTCCTGAAGATGGAATTTTATTTCCTGGTGGAATGAAGGTTTCTACTATCACAAATATTGAAGGCGCAACATTACTTATAGATAAGTAGGAGGTTAATTAATGGCTACCTCTGGAACAACAACTTTTGAATCTACTTTTAGTATTGACGATGTCATTACTGAAGCGTACGAGAGATTAGGTCGTTTTGATTATTCAGGAAATGATTTAAAATCTGCAAGACGTTCTTTAAACATTATGTTTCAAGAATGGGCAAACAGAGGCCTACACTATTGGCAAGTAAAAAATAATTCAATTACATTAGTAAATGGTCAATCTGAATATACAATGTTTAGATCAACGGCTGATGGAACATCAAGTGCAACTGCAGTATATGGTGTAGATGATGTTTTAGAAGCTGTTTATAGAAACTCTTCTTCAGTTGATTTTCCTCTTACAAAAATAAATAGATCTGCATATCAAGGTTTGTCAAATAAAACTCAAACAGGTGTGCCTACACAATATTATGTTCAAAGATTCATAGACAAAGTTACAATTACTTTGTACTTAACACCTGGCTCAAGTGAGGCAGGTAATTATATAAATTACTATTACGTAAGTAGAATACAAGATGCAGGTAATTATACTAACGAAGCAGATGTACCATATAGATTTGTACCTTGTATGGTTTCAGGTTTAGCTTATTATTTATCACAAAAAATAAATCCTCAACTTACACAACAAATGAAATTATTATACGAAGACGAATTTAAGAGAGCACTAGAAGAAGATGGTTCTGCTTCAAGTTCTTTCATAACACCAAAAACTTATTATCCAAATGTCTAATTTATCAAAAGGAAAATACGCGCAATTTATTTCTGACAGAAGTGGAATGGCATTTCCATATTCAGAAATGGTTATTGAGTGGAATGGATCAAGAGTGCATGTTTCAGAATTTGAAGCAAAGTTTATTACCAGGTGATCCATTTGATATTACTTCAGGAAGCACAACTATATCTGTAAATGAACCGAACCACAGAAGAACAACTGCAGATACTGTTGTGTTTAGAAATGTAGATGGAAGTCCCGGAGGCCTGGCGTATACAGTATTTGAAAATGCTGCAGGATTTAGTATAACTGTAGTAGATACAAACAATTATACTTTTACATTAGGGTCAACGCCTACGGTAACAGGAAAATTTGGAGGAATGACAGTAACTGCAGGACCAGTTACATTGACACCATGACTTATTCAGAACTAGTACAAAAAATTAGAGACTACACAGAAGTTGATGCGAACGTTTTAACTTCAACAATTGTTGATGGATTTATAGAAAATGCTGAATGGAGAATATTCAGAGATGTAGATTCTGATAATAATAAAAGATACGCAACAGCAAATTTAATTACGTCACAAAGATTTATAGATGTTCCAAATGATTTATTAGTTGTAAGGTCAGCTCAGATTGTAGATTCTGATGGACCAAGTTCAGCAAATAATAGAGATTTTTTACAATTTAGAGATACAAGTTTTATGTCTGAATTTAATCCAGCTGAGTCTACAGGAGTTCCAAAATACTATGGTATGTGGGATAAAGACACCATTGTAATAGCTCCAACTCCAAATGCTACATATGAAATTCAGTTAAATTATATCTTGAAAGACCCGGGTTTATCTAGTACAAATACAACAACATACATCAGCGAGTATTTTCCCAACGGACTTTTGTATGCATGCTTAGTCGAAGCATTTTCTTTTCTAAAGGGGCCAAATGATCTCTTGCAATTATACGAAGGAAAGTATAAACAAGTGGTAGAAGGCTTCTCAATAGAACAAATGGGAAGACGAAGACGAGATGAATATCAATCAGGTGTTCCTCGAGTCGGAGGAAAATAAGGAGATATAATTATGGCTATAACACAAGCGATCGCAAACGCGTTTAAGAAACAGTTACTTGAAGGTGATCACAACTTTAAACAATCAGGTGGTGATAAATTTAAATTAGCTCTTTATACTTCTTCAGCTACTCTAAACTCAGCTACTACTGCGTACAGTGCAACTAACGAAGTTAGTAACACTGGATCTTACTCAGCAGGTGGCGGTGCGTTAGTTAATGCCGGAACTTCAATCGGTTCTGGAAGTGGTAAAGGTGTTGCAATAGTTGACTATGCAGATCTATCTTTTACTGCGGTAACATTAACGGCTAGAGGAGCTTTAATCTATAACACTTCATCTGACACTACAAATGCAGCTGTTGCGGTTTTAGATTTTGGAGGAGACAAAACAGCTACATCAGGAACTTTTACAGTGCAGTTTCCAGCGTTTACTACATCGGCAGCTATATTAAGAATTTCTGGTTAATAGGAGGTCTATAAAATGGCATTGGTTGTAAACGATAGAGTTAAAGAAACTTCTACCACTACTGGTACAGGTACATTTACTCTTGCAGGAGCAGTAACGGGATTTGAAACTTTTTCTAGTGCAATTGGAAATACGAACACAACGTACTATGCAATTGTTCACACTAGTAATTCAGAGTTTGAAGTAGGACTTGGAACAGTTTCTGCTGGAGCTTTAGCTAGAACTACGGTTATCTCATCATCAAATAGTGACTCTGCAGTGGATTTTGCTGCAGGAACTAAAGATGTTTTCTGTACCCTTCCTGCATCTAAATCAGTTATACTTGATGCAAGTGGAAACATTGTTGCAAACAATGGAAGTAACTTAACAGCTCTTAATGCTTCTAATTTATCAAGCGGAACTGTAGCTAACGCAAGACTGGATCAACAACTTCAAGACGTTGCAGGTTTAGCTGTTACAGATGGTAATTTTATTGTTGGAGATGGATCTAATTTTGTAGCAGAAAATGGAGCTACGGCTAGAACATCACTTGGATTAGGAACAGCTGCTGTTTTAGATACAGGTATTTCAAACACAAATGTAGCAAAATTTACAACTGGTGTAGCAGACGATGATTTTTTACGTGTAAACGGAACAGATATTGAAGGACGTTCTGCAAGTGAAGTTAGATCAGATTTAGGTTTAGCCGCTTCTGCAACAACTGATACGACTGACGCAAGTAATATTAGTTCTGGTACTTTAGCAAACGCAAGATTAGATGCACAATTACAAGATGTAGCTGGTTTAGCAGTTACTGATGGAAATTTTATTGTTGGTGATGGTTCAAATTTTGTCGCGGAGTCTGGATCAACAGCCCGAACGTCACTTGGGTTAGGAACATCTGCTGTTTTAGACACAGGTATATCAAATACAAACGTTCCTAAATTTACAACAGGTGTAGCAGATGATGATTTTTTACGTGTGGCTGGAACAGCAATTGAAGGACGTTCTGCAAGTGAAGTTCTTTCAGATATTGGTGGTCAAGCTTCATTAACTTTTGGAATAGCAAATACTAATGCAGTAAAAATAGATAGTGCATCAGTAGCTGATGATGATTTTGCTCGTTTCACTGCTAACGGTTTAGAAGGTAGAAGTGCGTCTGAAGTTAGATCAGACCTAAGTCTAGTTGCTTCTGCAACGACTGATACAACTAATGCAAGTAACATTGGTTCTGGAACTTTAGCTAATGCAAGACTAGATGCACAACTTCAAGACGTTGCGGGATTAGCTGTAACTAATGGAGGTTTTATTGTTGGTGACGGCTCTAATTTTGTTTTAGAAACTGGATCGACAGCAAGAGACAGTTTAGATTTAGGCACAAGTGATGATGTACAATTTGATTCTTTTGGTGTAGGAACAGCTGCTTCAGGGACTACTGGACAGATAAGAGCTACTAATGACATTACTGCTTTTTATTCTTCAGATGCATCTTTAAAAGAAAACGTAAAAAATATTGAAAACCCTTTAGAGAAAGTTAATCAAATTAATGGTGTGACTTTTGATTGGACAGAAGATTATATTAAAGAAAATGGTGGGGAAGACAATTACTTTGTAAGAAAAAATGACGTAGGTGTAATTGCACAAGAAGTAGAAAAAGTTTTACCAGAGGTAGTTGCAACAAGAAAAGATGGAATCAAAGCTGTTAAGTATGACAGAATTGTTGCTTTATTAATTGAATCTATCAAAGAACTTAAAAAAGAAATAGAAGAACTAAAAACAGGAGCCTAGTCCATGGCTTTTGCAATAACCGCATATTCAGAGGCACCTTTTAGTGCAGAAGATCCAAATGTAATTGTACATCCATTAGGTATTGAATTAACTGCACAAGAAAATGCTCCATCTATTACTGGAAATGCAGATGTTTCTGTAACAGGTATTGGTTTAACTGGAACACTTGGAACTGCAATTGGTTCTGCATTTGTATCGGTTACCCCAACAGGTCAATCTTTATCATCTGCTTTAGGAACAGTTACTGCTCCTATAGGACAACAAGTTGATGTAACAGGTTTTGAACTAACCGCGAATGCAGATAATCTTACACAAGATACATTAACAGCTTTTGGTCAAGCACCTTTTGCTACCCTAAGTCCTTCTACGTTTAACATTCCTGTTGAAGTAGAGGCTACAGTTGGAGGTATTGCTGGAACATTCCCTTTACCTATGTCATTGGGTAGTCTTTCAGTTACAGCTAATGCTGATGTTAGCGTTACAGGTCAAGCAATGACTATGCAAGAAGGAGATGCTGAGGCAGATGATGCTTCTGCTGAACTAACTGGAATAGGTTTCTCTGCAACTCTTGCATCAGTTACTGCAACTCCTAATACAATTGCTACTCCATCTGGTCAAGGAATGACTATGCAAGAAGGCGATGCGGATGCGGATGACGCTTCTGCTGAATTAACTGGTATAGGTTTCTCTGCAACTCTTGCTTCAGTTACTGCAACTCCTAACACGATCGCCACTCCGTCTGGTCAAGAAATGACTATGCAAGAAGGTCAGGCAGATGCAACTGATGCTTCTGCTGAATTAACTGGAATAGGAATGACAATAGCTACAGGAAATACTAAAAATATTATGTGGAGTGAAGTAAATACGGGCACTGCTCCAACATGGACAGAAGTTGACACTGCTGCATAAATGAAATATTATGATATAATTTAAGGAATCTAAAATATGGCGAATACTACATCAACTAGCTTAAAATTAACAGTACAAGCAACTGGTGAAAACTCAGGAACTTGGGGACAATTTACAAACACAAATTTACTTATCTTAGAACAAGCTATTGGTGGTTATGATGCAGTCGGAGTTACTGCAGCAGCAACTTTAACTTTTTCAAATGGTGTTTTATCAAATGGTAAAAATCAAGTAATAAAACTAACTGGAACTATTTCTGGAAATAAAAATGTAGTGATTCCAGATTCAATAGAAAAAACTTATATTATACAAAATGCTACTACAGGTGCTCACACGGTAACTGTTAAAACCACTTCTGGAACAGGTTTTACTTTTGGAGCAACTGAAAAAACTACAGCAATATTATATTCTGACGGAACTAATGTTGTTGAAGTAATAAATAATACGCAAAATTTAAAAGACTTAGCTGATGTAGCAAACACCAACGGTAATTTTATTGTTGGAGACGGTAGTAATCTTGTTGCTGAATCTGGTGCTACTGCAAGAACTTCGATGGGTGTTGGAACAGGAGATGCAGTTCAATTTGATTCTTTTGGAGTTGGCACAGCTGGATCAGGAACCACTGGACAAATTCGTGCGACAGATGATATTACTGCATTTTATTCTTCTGATGTTGCATTGAAAGAAGATATAAAAAATATTTCAGATCCATTAGAGTCCTTGAAAAAACTAAATGGTGTGTTATTTAATTGGAAAGACTCATGGATTAAAAAACAAGGTGGTGAAGATGGCTACTTTGTTAGAAAAAAAGATGTTGGAGTTATAGCTCAAGAGGTAGAAAAAGTTTTACCTGAAGCTGTTGCTCAAAGAAAAGATGGCATCAAAGCTGTTAAGTACGATAGATTAACATGTTTATTAATTGAAGCAGTGAAAGTGTTATCTGACAAAGTAGAAAAATTAACAAAGGAGAAAAATTAAATGGCTGTTCCTAGTACTAACGTTGGATTCTCAAGTATTCAAACTGAGTTTGGTGGATCTAATCCTATTTCACTTTCCGAATATTATAGTGGTGGTCCATTAGTTCCTTCAGGAAGTCCTGCACCAAATGGACCTATTCCTTCATCAGGTCAAATATCTGTAGGACAGTTTAGAGCAGCTGTAGCTGCAGAATTTGTAGCTGCAACGGGAGGAACTATTACAACTTCTGGTGATTTCAAAATTCATACTTTTACGGGTCCAGGAACTTTTACTGTTACAAACGCGGGAAATGCAGGAGGTTCAAATTCAGTGAGCTACATGGTGGTTGCCGGTGGAGCTGGAGGAGCATGTAACGCTGGCGGTGGCGGCGGAGCAGGTGGATATAGAGAAGGATTAGGTTTAAATGATTCTTATACTGGTTCACCATTAAGATCACCATCAGGTGTGCCTGTTTCAGTTCAAGGTTATCCAATTACAGTTGGAGGAGGCGGATCCGGAGCACCAGGAGGTGGTAGAGGATTTGATCGTCCAGAAAGTGTAGGAGGTCAAGGATCTAATTCAGTATTTTCAACTATAACATCTGCAGGCGGTGGCGGTGGCGGAGCAGGACTTGTTCCATCTGCCCCTTTAGGTATTGGTAAAAGCGGTGGATCTGGCGGTGGTTCTGGAAACGATTGGCCAGTAGGAACTTTTCCAGGCAGCACAGGTAATTCTCCACCAGTAAGTCCACCACAAGGTAACGGAGGCGGAAGTGGTACACACGATGCTTCAACTGGAAACTTAGGCGGCGGTGGCGGCGGAGCCACTTCAGCAGGTGGAAATGGAGTTATTGGACCAGGTGGTCCAGCTGGAGATGGAGGAAATGGAGCCACAACAAGTATTCCAGGTTCACCTATTACAAAAGCTGGCGGCGGTGGCGGCGGCGCAGGAAATTCTTTTGGAGGTCAAGGAGGTCAAGGAGGACCTGGCGGCGGAGCAGACGGCGGTAGTAACAATCAACCTCAAATTAATGGAAGTGCTGCATCTGCTAACACTGGTGGTGGCGGCGGTGCTGGCGGAGGAGAAGATGGACCTAGCGGAGCAGCAGGTGGTTCTGGATTAGTAGTTATAAGGTATAAATTTCAATAGGTAAAAATATGGCACACTTTGCAAAAATATCAGAACAAAATGAAGTTTTACAAGTTTTAACACTTGATGATAAAGATTGTGTTAATTCTGAAAATGTAGAAACTGAATCAGTTGGACAAACGTATTTAGAAACTCATAATAATTGGCCAGCTCATCTATGGATAAAAACTTCTTATAATACATTGAACAATACACATCGACTAGGAGGAACACCTTTTAGAGGAAACTATGCTGGTATAGGATATACTTGGGATAGCGAAAATCAAATTTTTTGGCCACCTAAACCATATCCTTCATGGGTAAAAAATACTACAACAGCATTATGGGTTTCACCTATTGGCGATTCTCCTGAACTAACTGAAGAACAAAGCAATCAAAATAAAGCTTTTACTCATCAATGGAGATACAGTTGGGATGAAACAAATCAACAATGGAATTTAATTGATAATAAAGCTTAATTAGTATATACAGTTTTTAGAAAGAAAATTAAGTATGATATTTACGACTGCTATAAAAGAACATAAAAAAAATAAAAATAAACTTTTAAAACTAATTGAAGAAACTCCTACTTCTCCATTAAAAGAGGGAAAAGATGTTATTCAAAAAAATGATTTTTTTTTACCAGAAAATCAAAATCAAAAATATAGAATGACATTTTTAAAAATGATTGAACCTTATTTAAAAATAATAAGTTTTAAATTAAGGTCTGATAAATGTAGCGTTCATAATGTATGGTTTCAACAGTATTTAAAAAACAATTTACACAACTGGCATAATCATCCAGGATGTCAGTTTTCAAATATTTATTATTTAGAGTTACCTTCAAATGAAATAGATACAGAATTTCTAGATCCAGATAAAAAGTTTTTAATTAAAGAAGGAGATATTTTAACTTTTCCTTCTTACTTGTATCACAGATCTCCTGTAAATTTGACAAATAAAAGGAAGACTGTTATTGTTTTTAATAGTTCTTTTCATGAGTTCTTACAATGAAACATAAAATTTTATCTCTAGTAGGTTTATTTTCTGGTAGTGTTGAAATGCCAAAAAATTTTGAAATAGATAGAGACAAATTACTGGAAGATATTCTAAGGTCGGTTCCAAATAATTTTGATTTTCCTTTTTCTAAAACTTGGGATATGCTCGAAACTTATATACGAGAACGTTTTAATGTAGAATATGGTATAAAATTAGTTCATAAAAAAACATTTGGAGGTTGTTATAAATCAAATGAAATATCGCAGCCACTTTTAAATGTTGATCCAGTAGATTTAAGACACTCACCTGATTTTACTTTATTGTATGGCGTTAAAACAGATAAATGTATGGTAAGAATATTTTATGATGATAATAGAAGAAAGGGTAGATCTTGGGATATAGAATTAAAAAATAATGAATTTATAATGTTTCCATCAACTAATACTTATGTTATTTCAAATAACCAAAAAGATTCATTAAATTCTATACTAACCATTACTTATGAATATATTTAATTACTACTGGTGGTTTAAATCAGCTATACCTCCAAAAATATGTGATGATATAATTAAATATGGATTATCTAAAAAAGAATCTATAGCTAGAACTGGAGGCTATGACAATAAAGAACTTACTGAAAAAGATATAAAAGATTTAAGAAAAAAAAGAAATTCAGATTTAGTGTGGTTAGATGATACTTGGATATACAAAGAAATACATCCCTACATACATGAAGCAAATGTTAGAGCTGGATGGAATTTTCAATGGGAAAGATCAGAGTCTTGTCAATTTACAAAATACAAATTAAATCAATATTATGATTGGCATTGTGATAGTTGGGACTTACCATACGACAGCCCTAATACACCTCAACATGGAAAAATTAGAAAACTATCTATAACTTGTCAATTAACAGATGGATCTGAATATGAAGGTGGAGAATTAGAATTTGATTTTAGAAACAGAGAACCTTACACAAAAAAACAAAATATAAAACAAGCAACAGAAATTTTATCCAAAGGGTCAATTATTGTTTTTCCATCTTTTGTGTGGCATAGAGTAAAACCTGTAACAAAAGGAGTTAGGTATTCATTAGTAACTTGGAATTTAGGAGATCCATTTAGATAAATATGAGTTTTAAAAAAAATAAATATATAGTTATAAGAAAAGCAATATCAAAAGATTTGTCTCAATTTATTGCAAATTATTTTGCAATGCAAAAACAAGTTTATGATACATGTCAAAAACAAAGATACTTTTCACCATTTGAAAACATTATTGGTTTTTACGAAACACACAATCAACAGATTCCTAATACATATTCTCAATATGCAAATATGGCTATGGAAACATTATTACTTAAATGTCAACCAACTATGGAAAAAGCAACAGGATTAAAATTATATCCTGCATATACTTATGCTAGAATATATAAATTTGGAGATGAACTTAAAAGACACAAAGACAGATTTAGTTGTGAAGTATCAGCTACTATGAATTTAGGTGGAGATGAATGGCCTATATTTTTAAACCCTAATCCAAAAGCAGGTCACGTTTATGGTCCTAAAAAAGGTATTCATCAAGTTCAAAGCTATCAACCTACTAAAGACAAAGGACTTAAAATAGATTTAAAACCAGGAGATATGTTGGTTTACTCTGGCTGTGAATTAGAACACTGGAGAGAAAAATTTAGAGGTGAAGAATGTGTCCAAGTGTTTCTTCATTATAATAATCAAAAGACTCCGGGATCTAGAGAAAATATGTTTGACACAAGACCTCATTTAGGTCTACCTTCTTGGTTTAAATCAATAAATAAAAAGTGAACTTCATAAAACAATTAGACGAAGTTAGACACGCTACCAAAAAACAAATTAATGAAGAACATTGGCATGTTGAAGGAATTATAAAATCTAAATCAAATCAAAAATTTAAATTTGATTTAAGTCCAATAATAAAATTTGAAGAAAATGATTATGGTAAAGTGGGTTATTTTAATTCAAAATCAGATAAAATAGTCTTTGATTTTAAAGAAAATTGGATACTAATTGACACTGAAGAGCTGATTGAATATGTCAAAGAAACTCAAAAAAAAGACATAGATTTAAATGACTTGTTAGATGATCTGTCTTGGAATATAATACTCAGTAAAATCGAATAAAAATATGCTTCAAAAACTTAATTTTAAACCTGGTTTCAACAAACAAGTCACAGATTCAGGAGCCGAGTCTCAATGGGTTGATGGTGATTTTGTTAGATTTAGATATGGACTACCTGAAAAGATAGGTGGTTGGTCACAGCTTACCACTTCAAATAATACTTTACCTGGAGTAGCACGTGCTCAACACGCTTTTGTATCTATTAAGGGTGAAAAATATGTAGCAATCGGTACTTCTCAAGGTTTGTTTTTATATTACAATGAAGAGTTTTTTGATATCTCTCCGTTAGATGATGCTATCACTGGAGCAACATATACATCTACAAATGGATCTACTACAGTTACTATTAACAAAACTAGTCATGGGTTATTGGCTGGAAGATACATTACGTTTTCATCTGTAAGTGTTCCAGGTTCTGGAACAAGTTTTACAGCAGCAAATTTTCAAGATAATACTTTTGAAGTGCAAGCATCTAATTTAGGTTCAAACAGTTTTGAAATTGTTATGCCATCAGCTGAAACAGGAGCAGGAGTTACAGCAGGAGGAAGTTTAACAATAGATCCATATGAAATAGTGGGTCCAACTTTTGAAACCGCAGGTTTGGGTTGGGGTACAGATACATGGGGTTCAAGCACATGGGGCACTGCAAGTGCAACCAGTGACGTTACTCTAGATCCAGGCCTCTGGAGTCTTGATAATTTTGGTGAAGTGTTGGTTGCAACTATTAGAAATGGTAAAACATATACATGGAATGCAGGCGCAGCTAGTCCAAGAACTGTAAGAGCGTCTACTTCTACATCAGGTTTTTCAACATCCAATAATCCAACCGCTTCAATATTGACACAAGTATCTGACAGAGATAGACATCTGTTTCATTTTGGAACAGAAACAACTGTTGGAAGTAGCACAACACAAGATCCAATGTTTATAAGATTTTCTAATCAAGAAGATTTAAATACATATGCACCTACAGCTACAAACACCGCAGGAACATTTAGATTAGACCAAGGTAATACAATTGTAGCTGCTGTTTCTGGAAAAGATTATACTTTAGTTTTAACAGACACATCTGCATATGTAATACAATTTGTAGGTCCACCTTTTACTTTTTCAGTGAAACAGGTTGGTACAAACTGTGGATGCATTGGACAAAACGCAGTAAGTTATTCTGACGGTAAAGTATTTTGGATGTCAGGTGAAGGTGGTTTTTTTGTATTTGATGGTACAGTTAAATCGCTACCATGTTTAGTAGAAGACTTTGTATTTACAAATGATGGAGATAATTTAGGTATAAATTACAGTTCTAATTTATTAATTTATGCAGAACATAATAGTTTGTACAGTGAAGTAAATTGGTTCTATCCATCTTCTAATTCACAACAAATTGATAGATGTGTTACGTATAATTACTCAGAAAATGTTTGGACTACATCGTCTTTAGCTAGAACAAGTTACATTGATCAAGGCGTTTTTGATTTACCATATGCAACAGAATATGATAAAACAGCACTTCCTAATTTTTCAATACAAGGTATTACTGCAAAATACGGAGCATCTACTTACTACGAGCACGAAAAAGGCACTGACCAAGTTAATAGTTCTGGTACAACATCTATTGATGCATTTATTCAATCTGGAGATTTTGATATTACAGCAAGCAGAAGTGCATTAGGAGGCACAACTGGCCTTGTAGATTACAGAGGAGATGGTGAGTTCTTTATGTCTGTTAAAAGATTTATACCTGATTTTAAACTATTGACAGGTAATTCAAAAGTAACATTATTGTTAAATGATTACCCAAACAATACGGCATCTAGTTCATCACTTGGACCCTTTACAATTACATCGACTACTGATAAAGTAGATACCCGTGCAAGAGGGAGACTTCTAGCATTAAAAATAGAGAACGATGGCACAGGTGAAACTTGGAGATATGGAACTCTGAGACTTGATGCACAACCGGATGGAAGAAGATAATGACTACAGAAGAATTATTAGCTTTATTAAATCAAAGCACAAATAACATATTATCTGATGCTGACAGATTAAATTTAACTGCTAATAAAATGAGTAATACTATAGATAATACATTAAATACAGGAGTCACAAGCCTAGCTTCTTCGCTACCAGATTTTATGAAAGATTTAGATGAAATAGGAAAAGGTGCTGATTACATAGGTTATGATCCCGATGAAACAGCTGCTATAGCTGCAGGAACAAAAATTCCACAACTTGGAGATTTAACAAGTTTTGTAGGTATAGATGCTTTGCGAGCAGCCAGAGAACGGGAAACAGATAATATATTTAAACCTAAACAAAATTTTCAGTTTCAAACTTCAGCTTTTGAAGACGACGAGGAAGGCGATGAAGAAGCTTTAAAAGAGGAACCAAGTGGTATTGTAAAATTTCTTAAAAATTTAGCTAATAATAATTTAGGTGCAAATTTAATAAGAGGTCTTTTTCCTAAACAAGACCCTAGAGCAATTGGTATAAGAGAGTTTTATAGTCCATATGAAGGATTAACAAGCAGTGGTTCAATAGCTTCTGGTATTATGAAAGGTTACAACCCTGTGTCTGGTGGTTTATTTGGAACACCTGTTAATTATGGTTTAGCTGGCGCTATGCAAAGAAGAATAGAAAACATTTTAGGTAGAAAAGCACCACAGACAGATGCTAGTAGAGCAAGAGTAGCAGAACTAAGAAACTTACAACTAGCAGAAATGAAAGATAGATTTGATAGAGGAGAAAGTTTATCTGATATAGGTAAATCTACTTTTACTGGTAAGGGTATGGCTTTTGAGAAAAAAAGTGGTGGTAAATCTATAGTTGATGGAAAAGAAAGAAACTACGGTGGTAGATAATGGCTAGAATAACTTCATACATACCTGAACCAAAACAAGAATACGATGCAGAAAATCAAAGACAAATTCTACAAGCAATCGATAGTATTAAAAATGAATTAAATTTCTCTTTTCAACAAGATTTAAAAAACGAACAGGAAGCTTTTAATTATTTTTTATCATGACCATACAATATAAAAATCAAGGTTTTAAACAAACTGATACAAGTAAAACTACAGTATTTACATGTCCTACTGATGCAACAGTTATAGTTAAAAGTATGTATTGTGCAAACAACGATGCATCATCAGCTATCTTAGTAAATATGAATTTTGTTGACGCATCTGATTCAAGCACTGAATATGAATTTTTTAGAGGTGACATAGCTGCTAAAACACAAATAAATGCCACACCTGAAGGCTTGAATTTAGAAGCAGGTGATGCTATAACAGTAACAGCAGCTACAGGCAGTAGTAAGATACAAGGCCTGATAAGTTATGCTTTAATAGATAGATCGCAGGAGAACGGATAAATATGGCAAACGATGACTTATTAAAAATAGATTGTACTACAACAATTACAATAAGAAACACACAAACTAATTATGTTTATGCTGATGAAGCAGAAAAAGATGCAGATATTGCAGATCCAAATACTGCAACAACAGCAGAACATATTGCACAAGATATTAAAGTTGAAGTATCACCGAAAGGACTAAACGCTTTACAGAAAGTATTTAAGAATAATAATGACGATTCAAACACCTAAAGGTGGTACTGAATTACAATTAGAATTTTTAGAAAAACATGTAGATAAAGATCTACTTAATAAAGTTTCTATTTGTACTTCTATACCAGAAAAAATACCTCTTGATCCAAACAAAGTAAATATTCTTTGGCAAAAAAATTCTTACGATCAACCGAATCTGGCACCATGGTTCAAGGATCAATCTAATCATAACAAGTACGATTGGTATGTATTTAATAGTCACTGGACATTTGAAAAATTTAGAATTGCTTTTGATTTACCTACAGAAAAATGTGTGGTTATAAAAAATGGTATTGAAAATATAGAACCAACTCCAACAACTTATAGAAAAGGTGATCCTATAAAAATCATACATCAAAATACACCTTGGAGAGGACTCAATGTTTTATTAGGTGCAATGCAATTAGTAAAAAATCCATTAATTAGTTTAGATGTATATTCATCTACAGAGGTGTATGGTAAAGAGTTTCACGATGCTAATGATAAATATTATCAAACATTATACGAGCAAGCAGATTTACTACCTAATGTAAATTATATTGGTTACAAACCAAACGAATATATTAGAAAGCACATTAAAGACTATAGAATGTATGCGTATCCTAGTATATGGGAAGAAACATCTTGTATATCTTTATTAGAATGTATGGCAGGCGGACTATATTGTATAACAACTAATTTAGGTGCATTGTTTGAAACAGGAGCAGAGTTTCCTATATATGTTCCATACTCAGATAATTATAAAAGTTTATCTAAAAAATTTGCACAAGTAATAGATGCTGCGGCTGATAGTTTGGATGATATTAATATACAATCGCATCTTAAATTACAAATAGACTATGTAAACAGATTTTATAATTGGAATAAACAAGGAAGAGCTTGGACTAACTTTTTAATAGGAGCAATCAATGCAAAACAATGAACCTATATGGTTTAATGAAGATACTTATCAAACTATAAATAAAGATAATGTAACTGAAATAGATTTAAGTAGTGAACCAAAATATAAAATAATGGTATGCACTCCATGTCATAGTGAAGTCTCTATGCATTATTGTCAATCTGTTTTAATGTTTCAACAACAGTGTTTAAAAAATAATATATTAGTTAGTTTTACTATGTTGAAATCGTCTTTGGTTACACAAGGTAGAAATCTTTGTGTGTCTGATTTTTTAAATCATAAACATAATTATGAATATTTGTTGTTCATAGATTCCGACATAGATTTTGAATATAAAACTATTATAAGAATGATAGAGGCTGATAAAGATATAATCTCTTGTCCTTACCCACTAAAAAATTTTAATTTTGATAAAGTTTGGAAAAGAATGCATGAGACAGACATGGTTAAAAATAAAGAAGATTTATTATCTAACGGTCTTATGTTTCCTATGAAGGTAAAAGATAAGAAAAATATAACAGTTGAAAAAGGTATTATTGAAGTTACTCATGCGCCCACAGGATGTATGTTAATTAAAAGAGATGTTATTAATAAAATGATTAAAAATCATCCTGAATTAGAAATATTTCAACCAACCATGATTAATGGAAAAGAAGTAAAAAGAGAGAATTTTTACAACCTATTTGACACTTTACATGAACCAGATACTAAAAGATATTTTGGAGAAGACTTTGGATTTTGTCAAAGATGGACAAATATGGGTGGCAAAGTGCATGCTTTAATAGATGAGCACATTAGTCATGTCGGAGAGTTCTCTTATAAAGGTCGTTTCTTTGATGAATTATTGAGTCTTAAACATATTGACGATGTTGAAAAAATCAAATAAACTGCAGTATTACAGGAAATATACCTGCCCTAAACTAGTTTAATTAATATATGACAATATCACGAGGACAAATGCCCAGACAATTATATGGCCTAGGAAGCCTGGTAAAATCTATTACCAAACCTTTTAAGAAGGTTGCTAAAGGTATAAAGAAATTTGCTCTTCCTGCAGCAGCTTTATATTTTGGATCTCAAATACCTTTTGGTAATAATAAAACTTTAGGATCACTTTTTGGAAATAAGATAAGTGGTATTTTAAGTGGTGAAGCTCTTAAAAAAGGGATGAGTAAAATAGGTGACACACTTTTTGATGTAGGTATAGGTTCTTTAGTAGGTGGTGGTTTAGATTATCTTCAAAGACGAAATCTACCTCAACCTGAGATGAGAATACAAGGTAGGACTGCAGAAGAAATAGCAGAACTTGAAAGAGAACTTAGACAAAATTATACAGATCTTGGTTATTCTGAAGGTGAAATAGACTTACTTGTAGAACAAGGAATGAGAGAATATAGATCAAACGGTGGTAGAATGGGTTTTGCCATGGGTGACAGTGCAGAAGATAACGCGATGCAGGCATCAGGTATCATGGGTCTACCATTGAACGAAAACCCTGCAGGAGTTACAGAATTAGACCTTAGAGAAACAGGTGGATTTATTCCTCCAGTTGGTGTAAAAGAAAAGGCAGATGACATTCCAGCAAT